AATAAAATTTTTCAAGGGTTACAAAATACTACAAATTCTAATGTTCCCGTTCCTATTATATACGGAAGAACTCGTATTGGAGGTCAATTTGTGAGTGGAGAAATTAGAACTATTGAACACGGACGAAATGAGTTTATAAAAGTTTCAGCGTTATTTCCTCCAGGAGCTAATTAAATGTCTCAACGTCAAATTACTACAATTAATGCAGCTCCACCTATTCATGGAGCTAAAGGCGGATGCTTTCCAGGAGATGCTTTAGTATTAACTCCTTCAGGAAGTACGGCTATTAAAGATTTTCAGATTGGTGATAATGTTCTTTGTTATACTCCCGACGGAGAAGTATTAACTAGACCTGTTACTGAAGTTTATACTCATGGTAAACAAGAAGTATTAGAATTTATGTTAGGGATGGGGCGTTTAATAGCTACTCCTAATCATTGGGTATTAAAAGCGAATGGCCAATATGCTTATGCTTCAGATTTTGAAAAAGGTGATTATTTACTTGATTTAAAAAATGAGCCTCAAAAAATATTATCAATTCAACACTTACAACCAGAAGTAGTTTATACATTAACTGTAAAAGATTATCATACTTTTTTTGTTAATGGGTTTAGAGTTCATAATAAAGGTGGAGGAAAAGGGGGAGGCTCACCTGCTCCAGCTCCTACTGAGGAACCTAATAATTTATTTTCTACAGATATTGTTTTAACAACTATTGCTTTAGGTGAAGGCCCTATTTATAGAATTAATCCGTTAGGACCTCAAGATATTGAATTAAATGAAGGAACTATTGATGATCTGATTAATTTAGATGGAGATGGTGCGGCTAATACAGATTTATTTAAAACTTTAGAAAGAACAGGAACTCTTACTCAATCAGAGATGCCTGTATTTGGTACTCGAACAGTTGTTCCGCAATCTTTAGCAAGTGCTATTACTTTACGTAAAGGTAATATTATAGGAGTTCCTCAATCAAAAGTAACACTTCAAAATACAAGTGTAGATGACTTTAGTGCCATAACTTTTACATTTTCAATTCAAAGTTTATTAAGAATGGATACTAGTGGAAGTATCTTTAACTATAATTTGAGTATAAATATTAAAGTATTTGATAGAACAGGAACTGATATATTAAAAACTACTGATGATAATGGTAATCAAACAACCTCTGGAATTACTAAAGATTTTAATAATAAAACAAATACACCTTTTCAATTTCAAATAAATTATCCTATTGCGAAAGAAGATCGAAATAGGGGTGGATATAAATTTACTATTGAGAAAACTTCTGATGATTCGGATTCTTCTAAGATTCAAGATGTAATTTCTTTTCAAAATTGGCTAGAAATTAAAGAAGAAAGAACTGCTTATCCGAGGACATCTGCAGTAGGTTATGCTTTATTAGCTCATAATGAACATGTTGGCGGAGTTCCCACAGCAACTAGTGTAGTAAAAGGATTATTAACACCAGTTCCTTCTAATTATGATCAGCCTATTTTAGCTAATGGAGAAATAGATTGGAGAGAATTAGAATTACCCGAAACTGGAGTTAATGGTTATACTACACATGGATATAGATTACAGAGTGGAGGCACTGATACTACTTATACAGCTGCTAACCCTCAAATTTATAAAGGGATTTGGGACGGAGTATTTGTTTTTTCTTGGACTCAAAATCCTGCATGGATAATTTTTGATTTGTTAATTAATCCTAATTATGGATTAGGAATTCCTGAAGAAAACATTGATAAATTTCAATTTTATAAAATTGCCCAATATTGTGATGGAGTAGATGTAACCACTGGAAAATGGTATGGAGTAGATGGATTTTCTGATGGTAGTTATCGACATAAGCCCCGAACTAAATTTGCAACAGTTAGAGAAACTTTATTGGGAATTAATGAAGGTATTGCTGTAAAAGAACGCAGATTTATATTAGATTTATTACTAAGTGACCAACAACAAGCGTTTGATTTATTAAATCAAATTTGTGGAACACTAAGATCAATTATTATTTATAGTGGTGGAAAATTATCTCTTCAAATTGATATGCCAGATGAAGTACCTATTATGGTTTTTAATGAAACTAATATGAAACCCGATAGTGTTACAATTAGTGGTATTAGTGAGAGCGATATTATTACAGGGGTAGATATAAACTATATTAATCCTAATAATCATTATAAAAGAGAAACAATGAGAGTGGATGACCCCATTTCTGTTGATGAGTTAAATCAAATTGAGAATATTCTAAGTATTGAGTTACCTGGCGTAACTCGTAGAAGTCAAGCTATGCGATATGCTCAATATCTAATAGCATCAAGTAAATTTGTTCGAAGAAAAATAGGATTTGAGACAGATACTTCAGCTATAGGTCTATCTCCTGGTGATTTAATTGCCGTTCAACAAAAAATGATTGGAACATCTTACGGATTTGGGGGAAGAGTAAGCGGAAATAGTACTTTACGAGGATCTAGTGCCACACAACCTACCAACCCCCTTCTTACTTCTAGTTATGCTAATATAAGATTGGAACATTTTACAGTTCCCGCTATTACTATGTCTACCTTTACAGCTAATACCTTACCAGTAGGATTACGAGTTTTTAGTAATCGAAATGAAGATATTAGTTTATATATGTTATCTAATACCGCAGCTAATACGACTGTGGGTGGAAGCGGAAATGCCGCGGCTAATGTAGTTTCAAATGTTGTAACAGGGGCTGATTTTATCGAGGTTCGAGCTATTAAATATTTTGATCTGAAAACTAAAACTTGGAATAGTAATTTTGCGTGGAGTTCAAATACTCGACCAGCAATTGGTGATTCCTGGAATTTAGGAGAAGTTGATCCTAATAGTTTTTATCGTGATACTACTGATAAATTTTTTAAGGTTTCAACTATTTCGAGAGACGAAGAAGAAAAAATTACTGTTACCGCTTCAGAGTATATCGCTAATGTTTTTGTGGATTCAGACACCGCCATTAATTATACTCCGGTGCGTTATGTAGATACTTTTAGTCCTTTAGTACCCCCTCCTACTCCTGACTTTAAATTGACACCATACCCACATAATCTTCCTGATGGAACAATAGTGACTGATCTTGAAGTTTCGGATTCAACAAATGTATCAGGATATCCAATTGCAATTAAAACAATTTATGAATACGCTACTCCAAGTAGTATATCTGATATTCTTAAGGTGATTCCCTAATGGCAAATATTAAATTTAAATTAGCTAATACATCTGATTTTTCTAATAATTTTGCCTCTATTTTATTAGGAAAAAATGGTTTTCAAACTACGTTTGGAAGCATTCCGCTACTTGCAAACTCTGCTAGTGTAGTTAATCAAACTGATGATAGACCAAATGGAAATTTAAGATTTACTGTAGTTGGTTTTGATCAATTACATGATTATAATTTTGATAAACATGTTTTAGCTGTTAATGATACTACTTTTCAAGCAGCAAGTGGATTTATAAAAGGTTTTGATTTTGTTACTATTCCTTTAAAGGATAAAACTACAGATATTTCTCCCGAAAATTTTGTAGGAGCATTACCAACGAGTACTGAACTTAGTTATAATATTGCAACATATGATATATCTCAAAATTTTGTAGAAATTGTAAATGAACATGCTGGAGATCAGACTCTATCTACTACTATCCCAACAGCTCCTTTTTATGTTACTTTTTCTCAATTAATTGATAAAGATCATTTAAGAGCGGCAACTACTACTACTACAGCTGGATGGAGACCGAATACTGTTAAAGCAGGAAATGTTTATGTTGCTGGGTCTACTAGGACTTTAATTCTTGACAATAATGTTAAAGGATTTACTGGAAATAAAACTTTACCACTTGGAGTTAATGTTAAGGATAAGAATTTTATCAAATTTTATATTGATGGAATTTTAATAACTGATTCTGATTATTCTTTTACAGCTGATAGTAATAATCTTAATTTTGATTTTGACAGTGTTAATAACCCTCAAAGATCCCGTACTGAGGCTACTTACTATACTGTTCCTGCGATTGAAAAAGGCGATAATGTAACATTATTTACAGGAAATACTTATGCTGTAGCTAATGTAAGTTATGACCCCCATTTTCCTGAAGATTATAATGCAAGAATTACTGCTAATACTGTTTATCGTCTTACTCTAAGTACTCCTCTTAGAGCTAATGTTGGTGGAGCAACTTTAATTAATATTACAAATGATCCATTAGGATTTATAGGAAATGTTCTTCAAACTTCTAATACTCTAACTTTTGATTATAATGCTACATCTCATCCAGGTAATTGGAATTTGGCTAATAATCAAATTTATCAATTAGCAAGTAGACTTGAGTATGAACAATATTTCTTTGGTCAACCTTCTCGAAAAATTATTCCTAATGTTCCTATAGGTTTAAATGCGGTAAGAGCCCGAAATAAAAATTCTGCAGGAAGATTTAGTCCTTATACAAGTCAATCAGTTGTTGTTAGACAGATACCAATTCAGAGAGTTCAAAATCTTTCTATTACAGAAAGTTTATATCTTGATACGACAAGAGGTATTTCTACTCGTGCAACCATTTCTTTTGATACTATTGAGAATCAATCAGTAACTGACTATGAAATTTCTTATAGGATTTCTGGAACTGCTCAAATTATCGGTAATGTTAATCAATTATTACCGTTAACTTCTTTTAATACCGTTAAAGTTAATCAAGAAGGTGCAGAGGATGGAGTAATAAGATTTACTTTACAAAACATTGATCGAATAGTTCAAGGACAAATTACTCTCTTAGTTAGAGTTACTCCTTTAAATAAAGACGTTAGAGGTATTTCTCATGAAGTTAGTCAACAAATTATAGGTAAAACTGAACAACCTTCTAACGTATTAAGTTTTATTGTTGGACAAAATGATAATAATATAGTGATGAATTGGACCCTACCAGTAACGGTGGGAACCGATGGAGCACCTATTCTTCAAGATTTGGATTTAGAACATATTGAAATCAGAAGACTAACAGAGAAAATAGATGTAGATAGTCAGAGCGACTTGTCCGCTGCATTTGGACGTGCGCGTGAAGTAGCTTTAATATCTGCTCCTGCTACTAATGTAACTATTCCTGTACCTGATTATGAAATGGGTACTTATATAATTCGTACAGTAGATACAAGTAGAAATGCAAGTGCTGATTATACTGGTTACCAATTTCAAGCTCGTCGCTCACAATCACAAGATGTTTACAAAGCTTATAGTGAAAGTTCTCCTAATAAACCATTTGCTAATACTAAGTTGGGAGCAGCAGTTACAAATTCTAATTCTGCAGAGACTAATTTTCCGAGTGATACGGGAAATAGAGATGGATTAGTTTATGCAGATAGATTACTTCGAGATGCTACGATTACTGCTCAAACGCCCAGTACAAAAATAGATAATTCTAATGGAACAGCAAGTGGTTGGAGTGAAACTGGTGATGCTCATGATCGTATTGCTCTTGGAGGAGCAGCTGAGTATATAGCTCAAATTCGAGATTTAGGATCTAATGTAACAGGTAAAATTATAGTTTCTTTAAGTTCTAATGTAGTTAGTTCAGATACTTGGGATAGTTCTCAAGGTATAGAGATAGTTTCGGCAACAAGTGATGTACATAAAGGACGACCAGGAATAAGATCAGCTAACGTTCTTATAGATAAAGCTGCATCTGGAGGCATAGGAATTGGTGACTTTCTTAGTGATCATATTGTATCTAGTTCCGAAACATTAGCTTTTGATAATTTTATTACTCATACATTAACGTCTAATTCAACCGATCTATCAGGATCAGTTTCTACATTAAATGATGCTAAAGTATTTAGTGGAAATATTTATGCTATTTGGAATTCAGGGCAGCATGCTGGAGATGTTGCTAATGCTAATTCTTTTGCATTAATTGCAGGTAAAATAAATGCAGTGGCTCTTGAATTAGGAAATGTCTATACTTCTCAAGTTGTTGCGGGAGTAGGTACTCGTTATCGTATAACAGCTAATGCAATGCCTAATGTAACTCAAAACGCAGCTACCTATAAAATAGTTAATTTAAATCAATATTTTGATATTCCTACTAAATCATTTTTTGGTGATCCATCTGTTATAACCCAAAACGTCGATATACGTTTAGCTACTAGTAATGTACATTTGGCAAGTGACCCTACCAACTTTGTATTTGCTCAGGCTTCAAATGGTAATGTAAAAACTAATGCTTTTGTAAGCTTTAATACAGCTAGTGGTTTTTTGGGTTCTACTGCTAGTGATCAGAAATTTAGATTTTTTCAAGTAAGATTACAGATTCAAAACGCAAATCCAGCTCAGAATAACTATCTTTTAGAAGCTTTAAATTATACAATTGAATTAGCAGAACAAACTTTTATACAAACAAAAGATATTATTCTTACTAAAGGGCCAACTGTTGATGCTGGTAAAGATGGAGTAGGATTTAATTATATAAGTACTGAATTTAAAAATGCTCCTTCGGTAACAGCTACTATTAGTAATACTAGAATTGGTCTTATAGCTGTGGTGAGTAATGTTACGAATCAATATGCTAATGTTAATTTATATTTTGCTTCAAATGGGGCGATAGTAGATAGTACTAATTATCCTGGAAAGGATCAAGAATCAGCCGCTGATCGACTTATAAACGTAGGCAAAGTTACTGTAGAAGCAGTAGGAATTTAAAAGGAGAAAATAAAAAATGTCATCATATAGTTTTACATTACCAGCAGCGTCTCAAACGTTGGCTGTTTCACGCACGAATTGGAATAGTAGTTTTGAGGCAGTGCTTAGATGTTTTTATGGGAATCAATTACCTGCGGCAGGGGACGTTGTTAATGAAGGAATTACTGCTCTTAAAGATGGAATGCTTTATAGGGATTCTGCTAATGCTGCTCTCTATATTAGAGATAGTAATCACTTTAGAGGACAGGCTGGGCATATAATTCGTAATTTTACAAGGGTTGGAATAGGAACTAGAATTGTTAAAGATTTAGCAACTGCTGGCGCATTAGGATCTGGAGGGAAATTTACGGCATTCGAAGAGGGTGAGTTAATTTGTGTAGTTGGCAACTCTGCTGGTGCTGCTAATAATCGTCTTTATTTAAGAACAGCTAATGCTGCTGGAGCCATTGCTGATGTAAGTGTTCCTGCCGACGGAACTATTACTTCTGCTAAACTAGCTAATCCCATTTCAATTTCTTATGCTGCAAATGTAACAGGTAATGTTTCTGTTACTCGAAGTTTAGCAGTCGGCTATACGGACGGAAGAGTTCCTCAAGCTAATTTAGACGTTAAGAGTAATGCTTATATTGGCGGAACTGCTACTTTTGCGGCAGAATTGCGTGTGGCTAATGGAAGTGCTGCCGCACCTGCTTTAGGGTTTAGTAGTGACACTAACACCGGATTGTATAGAACAGGTGCTGATTCTATAGGAGTTACTGCTGGAGGAACTCATAGAATGACTGCTAATACTGGTGGTTTTTATCCTAATGCTACTACTACTTATGATGTTGGAGGTGCGAGTAATAAATGGCGTTCTATGCATGCTACTAATTTCTATGGACAAGCAACTTCTGCTTTATACGCTGACTTGGCGGAACGATTTGAGTCTGATATGTTGTTAGAAGATGGGGATGTTGTAATGATTGGAGGAGAAAAAGAAATTACAAAAACTGATCGTGAAAGTACCCCTGATGTTTTTGGAGTGA